TTACCTCCCCTAATCAAATTGATTAATTGATTAGCATCTCGTGAGTCAAATATTCCATCTCCGCTTACATCATATGGAAAAGGTATCCTTCCAAATTCCTTGGTAAGCTGACCCATTCCGGTTGTTTCAATAGGCAATACGTTGGGGTCGTCATATTTCCCTAAAAATTTACTCTCAAATGTAAACTCTTCGGATTCTTGCTTCAAACACGCAGTCTGCAAAATTGGCGGAGTCGGACCCTTGGTAGATATGGATCTATAAATGGTATTTGTATAGTTAGAAAATTCTCTTGCGTTATTAGGATCTACCCATCTTTTAAGAGCTGATACTAAATTTTTATCTTTATAGTTCTTAGATTCCCATAAAGCTCTTTGAGCTGCCTTTCCTTGCTCACGAGTGGGGAATTTGGCAAATGTTCTACTACCAACTTTATCTCCGGGCTCTCCGCCATATTTTCTTTGCCAATCTGCAAATATCATTGCTCCTGGGTTATTTAATCTATTGGGAAGTGTGCCCGAAATATTTGCGCCCTCAGCTCTTGCTTGAGCTTCTAGTAGAGCATCTTTTTGTTCTTCGTTTAATGTGGAAAATGACAATCCAGATAATGCTCCTTTGCCGGCATTACCTAAGCACTCTTCATCAAATGGAACCATTTCAGGAGGTCGGGGTATTTTTCCGGCGGCCAAATCTTCATCTGATGTAGGGTCATTATAACCCACTTCCGGATTAGAAGGCACCTCTGGAATACCCGGTATCATTCCTAAAATGACGGGAAATTGGCGAGCTTCCCCATCTCTAAAGTAGCCGGCAACAAAGTCTCCCTCTTTATATCCAACTACGTTTCGACCGGCATCTGGCGGGAGAAGTGGAATTGCCCATGGAAGGGTCTCGGTGGGCATTTTTTGTTTGTCTTCATCGTGAAATCCGATTGCTCGAACTCGCACTCTACCCAAGAAGAGTGGATCGTTACGATCCTCAACAACGCCCTCAAATAGTATTAATTCTTTGCCGCCGAAGAACATGGTGTATATTTATTGTTTATAATTGGTTATTAAATACTCAGTGATGGAGCCTCGACCATTACCTTTGCAAGAAATGTTTCGTGGAACTTTAACCTCAATAAAATTGTAGCCCGTGAAGATACTCTCAGTCTCCTCGGTCTTGGAATTTGACATCATCCATTTTACATTTAATTCTGTTAATTTATCGAGTGATGCCCGTAGCTTTTTATGCTGTTCGACGTCAAAAGGCATCCAATATGATGTAAAATTACTTGTCTTAGACACTGGAATGTAGGGCGGATCAATATACATAAACACATTGGGATTTTTTTTAACTTTTGGAATGACAATTTTTTTAAAAAATGCGTGCCAATCAAGTGAGTGCAATTGAGTGTTATTAGAAAAAATATCTGAAGCCTCTTGAACATGTTCGTAGCTTATGGACGGAAATCTTTTATACTTTCCGTGTGGGACATTAAACTCCCCCTTCAAGTTATACCTCACCAGGCCATTGAATCCCTGCTTATTCAAAAAATAAAACATTGCAGCATGAAGATGCTCGGATGAATTTCTTAAATTAAAACATTCCCTAATTGCTAAGTAAACGTCTTTGGATGGTGTCGTATAAAGTTTTCCTATTAAACGCTCTAGCTCATCTAAGGTTCCGGTGTGATTGTCGGCGATTTGAGTCCAGAAATTAATTATATCAGCATTGGCATCATTAAGAATCATTCGTGGATATCGTCTACCGATGTTAAGAGCCACGGAAGCTCCCCCAAGGAACGGTTCAACGTATAGATCAATCTGGCTGCGGGGCAATTCCCTATCAATGCAGTCCAGTAAGCTATACTTACCTCCAGGGTATTTTAACAAAGATCGGGTCCAACTCATTTTTCTTCTTCTAATTCACCTTGCTTTTCTGGCTCAGAAACTGGCAATTCTGCATTGGGCTCTATTGGGCGATTGTTAAATATGCTTTTCCAATCATTTTTCCATAGTAGTTCAGCAAAAAATGCCTTTTCTCTTTTACTAATCCGAAAGTCATTTTCTAATGCAGCATTTAATGTCATTAAAATAACTGAAAATACATCGTTGATGTACGAAAAGCACGTTCGCTTTTCATCCGCCGTTATTTCCTTATTCTCCTCTAATCTTGTAGCAGCTTGATTGACGAATATTTTAATAACAGATGTAAGAGCAGTGGTTCCAATCATTAGACCAAAAGCAGTTCCAAGTCTTGTAACTTTCTTATGACTGTCAACATTTGAAAATGTTTTACTTCTTTCGTCCACTACGATATTAATGAGAGGATGAGCCAAAGTGTCAAATCGCAATAAAGAATTATCGCTATTATCTGTAACAAATACTTTGATTGTGTCATCTACGTTAACGGCCAAGCCCCCGACTGGGGAGTCCTGAACACTTTTTGCACAATTAGCAGACGTTTTGATGATAATTGACTTGGACTTTTCAATACCTTTTGAGATTGAATCTCTAAGCGCCTGTATTTGATGTTCATGCTTAGTCATATCAGACTTCATTGGCCTTTTCTCCACCTAATAAGTTCAAATCTTGCAGCTTGTCCGCTGTGCGAGTTATTTAGAATAAACGCCAGCAGAGTTTTTATATCGGCTCCCTTCTGAATCATTTCGTTAATGTCTTTTCCAGGATATGGACAATTATTCCAGGTGCATATTTTTGCACTTGTCGATAACGCTTTTTCCATATTTTTGATAATTTGAGAATTGTTGGGCTCATTATCAAAAATTAATATTGATTTTACATCTGGATACTGATTCGCAAACATTCCCAAATCGGCATGGCAAACTGCTATTGCATTTGGAAGAAAGAGTGAGTCTATTGGACCCTCAACCACAAATACGGGCTTTGATTTATCTAATCTCTCAAGCCCAAAAAAGCATTTTTGATCGTTACTTTTAGCAGTAGAATATCTAATGGGGGAGCCCGACATGCTTCTGCCCGTAATTCCAACTAATTCATTCTTTTCATTATAAATTGGAAGTACTAACCGTTCATCTTCGGGATATCTACCTCCCTTTCCGGGAAAAATTTCATCTACTAGATTGCGAAAATTATTTGTGTAAAATAAAAGCGATTTACGAGAATTTGGTAATAGACGAGATTTTGCGTAAATGTGTGAAATGTGATCGTCCGATAAATCGGATAGTCTAGTCATGTTTTCGTAACTATTTTTTTTGATTGATGTTATTGTATTAAGTCGCAGGTTAGAGTACGATGGCTCGTCATGAATAGACTCTTTGCGCCATTCCGACCATGCAGTTTCATTAACATGGCGTAAAAATGAGCTAAAGCTTTTTGAATCTCCACAATTCTGACATTTAAAAAATGTCTTTCCTTGATAAATATAAACGTAGCCCCTAGCCTTCCACTTTACCTTTTTAGAGTCACCACAAATAGGACATGAGAAATTGACCTTGAACTGTTCAAGTTCTTTATAATTTCTCAATTGATGAGATATTTGATGTAGATATTTAAAATCAGTGTGTATGCTCACATGATTAAGGTACTAAACAAATTAGCACCTACAGCATTACCACATCTAATGTGTAGCAATTTTTATCTAGGAGTTAGGGATTATGCTGAGATTCCGATGGAAATGACGGTCTATCGTCAAATTTATCCATCTTACGTAGCTCATATGCTACTAAAAATCCGGCACATGTAAATGCGTGCCACATATGAGACATCCCGGACTCATCGTCAAGTGTAGAGCGTCCAGTCATTTTGCCCATCCACCATCTCCAGGCGTGTCGAATCATGGCTCCAAATACTCGACTCCAGGCCATTCCCCTTTCCCAGTTTCTCTCAGGGTACGCATTTTCACCACGAGCATCTTCACTTATTGCCCAGGTTTGAACACGAACCATAGCCTCAAAAGCATCAAATGGAGCAAGTTCCCATCGTGGTTTGCCACCATCTAGCTTATAGCCTCCAGATTTACCGGTAACTTGGTCGGGGGCTGTGGGGCGAGCCATTGGGTCCACTTGATTTTGAGTCTGCTCTGGCTCATCCTCAGCCATTTTAGAGGATAGCTCATTTTCCATTGCAGATAGAGCCTCGTTGTTAATAGTAATTCTTTTATAAGGCAGGCTTCCGCTTAGTAGCGGGTGTCTAGGTGGCTGAGAGTTTGATTCAGTTGGTTCTGGAATTTCAGCTTTTAGCTTATTAATGTCAATTTCTTGCATAAGTAACACCTATTTACTAAATTTAAATTGAGTTGGAAAAGTTTTTTGCAATGTTTTGGCGGAAATGCCTAACTTAATTTGCTTGCGAGCTGCTGAAAGAAACAATTCAGCTTCAGATGGCTCGAGACTTTCAAGCATCCACTTTAATCGAAGATTCTTTTTTGAAAGTGGAATATTTGATTTAGTCGTAAATGATTGCCATTTTTTGGCAGATCGAGAAATTGTTTCAACATAATCGTTAGGTTTACGTGCTTTATATTGCATGTCAAGATCAACTTCCATTTCAATGGATTCGTCAAAGTTAATGATTAACAAATCGACTAGTGCGGGACTCATATTTGAGTGTAATATGTCAATTTTTTCCTGTCTGGTCTTTGCATTGTGAACATTGCTAATAACTTGACTTAATAATTTTTTTTTCATATCACTACTATATTTAGGTCTAGGTCGATTATATCGAATCCAGACAAATGCCACCAAGAACGTCAAAGAGCAAACAATAACTGTAAGCATATTATTCTGTCTCTTTTTGCGTGGAACATTCTCGTTTAAAATGAATTAGGGTTAATACCAGACTGCATCAGATAATGTGTTCTCTTCCCCCGAGCAAACAATTCAGATTGAGCCTCTCGATGAAATTCATTTAATATGGACTCTTCAACATTTTTGGGAATGTTGTCGAAGTCTATTAATAATTTATTCCGTTCAAAATTTTCCTTAAAGCATTCGGGAATTCCCCCCTCGCCGATAAAAAAGTTTGAATCGTATTTTTCAAACATTTTGGCGGAAACTATAGTTTGGCGCTCTTTTAAAACAAACACCTCATCTTTTGAGTGAACGTTGGGGATAGAATCGTTTCGATCTCCTCGAATTATCTTTTCCCTTAAATCTTTTTCAGGAGATTCCGTTTGATACACTCTATCTCTTCGCCGAGAATATTGATGTATGTACGGAAATTTATGAAGCTGGTGAAAATCTTTATCTTCCGAAATTATTAAACTCGGCTCTTGAAATGTTTTAGCAAGTGTTGCTATTACATCATCACCTTCGGCACCGGGTACTGTCACTATCTTAAACACATTGTGAGAAGATATTTCATCTCTAATAAGCCTGTTTAATCTATCAATTTCTTTCCACTTAATTGCATCCTCAGCTCTTGTAATCTTTCTTAATGCTTTGTAGTGGGGATAAGCTTTACTCCTCCATGACTTTCCTCCCTCACAGCAGATAACGAGTTTTCCAAATTCGTGCTTATGCTTATTGTTTATGAGAAATAGTGTATGAAGAACGTGCTTTCGAAAGTCAGACTCCAGAACTTCTCCCATCTCTCTCTCGTGCGCAAAATAACAACTAATTAAAAGATGAGAAAAATCCACGTAGATCATATCACTTCCTATTCTATTTTTGAGAATCCCAGCTTAGCAATGAAATATGCGTCCACAATGTCAGCAAGAGGTGATTTGCCTAAAGGACAGGGCTTCATTGCTTGTAATGATAATGACTCATTTTCGAAGGCACGGCACATTCCTTCTTTGGTTGCATTTCCTTTTCCCGTGGCGTATTTTTTTATTGTAGTTACGGGCAATGCTTCAAACTCAATAGAGTTGGCCCAAAGTTTATGTTTTAATAGTCCACAGCCTTCGGCTAGCGCATGTGTTGATGATGAGTGAGATGTATATGAATAATTTTCTATGTACACTTTGTTACACTTATTGGCAATGATTATGTCAACAAACCAAGATGTAATCCAGTTGAGTCTTTCCTCTTGAGTAAAGTAAATTTCAAATTTGCTTGACGATATTTGCTTATCGTTAATTATCCATTTCTTAACGTTATACAGATAAAAAAAGGTACATTTACTAGAATCCCAATTGTCTCCATCGTGAATGCACATTGCTGGGCATGATTGTTAACCTTGTAACAAATAAGACGATTGTTTACTCTAGTTTGCACAACAACTTTAAATGGGTAGCTATTGGGAGTTTTCCGTGACCTCCAGAGTTGCCTTGCTTTCCCGTCATGAGTGTAGAGCCCATTAGGAAAATATTTGTCTATAATCTTTCCTTTGGATACGATTCTAACCGATTTAGCCCTAATGTTGCCTGGAAGTATAATTACTCCCCCTCTATCTCTAAATTCCGATTGCTTAAGTAAAAATCCTTTTTTATTTCCATCTAGCGAAGATCGAACCTCGGAACAATTTTCAAGACTTTTGTTTTCTTCGTCGCTCCATTTTTTTACAATAGGTTGTTTAATAGAGCGCATAGCTCGGCGAACTTCTTTCCCTACTAAATCAAATGCTTTGGAGCTATTGCGACAATTTCTTTTTCGTGGATCTATAAAGCGATTTGTAAAATTGCAATTGTCTTCAACGATCCACAGAAAAACAATTTCACATTTATTTGCATACGTAGAGATGTAATTCATAAGAGGGCGACCACTTTGAATGTAGCTACCCTTTGGCATGTATGTTTTTCTTTGGGGGAAATCTATGTCCGCACCATCTAAATTTACTATGCAGGGCGTTTGAAGGTTCGGTAAAATGCCGTGGCCTTCAACAAAATCGGCTTGGGTTTTTTGACGAGACGCTTGAGTATATCCAGTAAGAGGATTCCATATTGTTCTGCAATTAGGAAATTGCTCTTTAGTCCATTTTATTAATGTCCTACCGGCCTCATTAGAAACGTTAGACTCCAGTCCAGGATTAATTAAACACTGAACATGAGGTGGAAGCTCTTCAATTTTACGTTTAGCAAGGGCCACATAACGTACAAACTTTCGCTTTAATTTAGGATCTTCATTTTTTAATAGACTATCAAATTGAGATGGGGAGCTAATGTTAGCCAGAAATTCATACTTACCCAGCCGCTTGTTGCGATGCCCTGGCTCATTTATTAAATTTAACTGCATTGTTTGCAGCCTTTTATCTTGAGCAAGCCTATCCCAACAACTAAAATCGTTGCCAAATGTGTTATACAAAACTGCTATATGAAGAGCTGGTAGGCTTCTTACAGATTTTATAAATGCTCGACAGTTAAATGTTGGTGATGTTAGTGCAAAAGGTGCTCGGCCTACGTTTCCAATCGGTGTACTCGATTGGGACAAAGCCGCCTGACTAAAGGTAGTTAAACAAAAACATATGGTAATGATTGATAAAATGCGCCTTAAAATAGCCTTCATTTTATTGCTCCAATAAAAGGTTTGAGTTTATTTATTGGGGCAATTTGAATGGGGGATATGAATTAGTCTGTCGATGACTTTCCTAAACACTCATCGCACATATTTCGATCTTTTTCGGTGCGAGCGTCTTTTTCGCCGCACGATGTGCAGGTATAGGCATATAAAATGAGAGGGGAATGTTTATTTACATCATTGACCATTCTATCCAGGTCAGATTTTAATTCTTCAATAGTCTCCCCAAACGCATAAATTGCACTTGATGACCATCCAACAACTTTTTCGTCTTCGTTTATGTAATATGTTCTAATGTCCCACGTTTCAGTGTCGTCTTCATGAATTATTTTACAGGGAATATAACACCACTTAGACATAATTATTCTCCTAACTTAAAACGTCGACCTCGCCTAACAGTCTCGTGGGCTATTATATTGCTAAAAGCATGAATTGAGCTTGAAAGGGTTTCATTAATTATAAGGTAATCAAATGAATGTGCATTTTTATTATACACTTCAATTTCAGAGTGGGCCGAATTAAGTCTATTATTAATGTCATGAGCGGTCGATTTTCGCTGAATGATTCTGTCCTTTAGCTCAGATTTGGTTTTGCAGGTAAGAAATATCGTTACTGAATCATTTGGAAAGGTATTTTTCAGTCTTATGGCACCGTTTACATCTAAAATAATGATTGATATTTTTTTACTTTCTATTATCTCCTCCAATGAGCCATTAAGTGTCCCATAACGATGTCCATGAATGTTTTCGTGTTCAAAAAACATATCATCCGCTACTCCTCTTGCGAATCTATCATTACTCCAAAAATGATAGTCTTCCCCATCGGCCTCCGATTCTCGTGGAGGCCGTGTAGTCACGGTTACTATTCGACTAACCGACCCGAAGCTAATTTCCGTAATATTATTTGAAAGGGTTGTTTTGCCAGAGCCGGATGGTCCGGCTATGCAAAAAATTATCCCCTTATCCATACTTTTCCTTATGAGATAATTTTATTCGATGATGGTACAGTAATTAAACCACTTGTCTTTTCAACAAATGCACTTTCAATTTGAGCATTTGGTTCCATTGAATAAAGAACTGCACTTTGAGGTAAGGTTACGTTTTTAGGGTCTGCTGCAAACGGAAATGCTACGTAAAATGCTAAACCTTGTTTAGTTGAGTCCCCACTAGGAACCATTTGAAATCCCAGTGCTTCAAATAAAGTGACCGTTCCGTCCGGGTTATCTGACATTTTACAGATGATATACTCTCCGCTATTTAATCGAGCAACTTTAACATCTTTCATACATTTCCTAAATTAAAAATATGAGCACCCACATTGCACAGACAAGGATGTAAATCAAGTTTACAGCAAACAGGCACCGCCTAAGCATTACCGATT